TACGATAATCATCAATACAACTTATTACTGTTTTTTCATCTGTATTAATAATAGTTTTAATCAATGACTGTAAATTATCTCGACACCATTCAGGTGTAGAACTCCTAACACTTTCAATACCCATTATTTTTAACTTGGGCTCTTTATATTTAACTCCTTCTGAATCATAAACATTCAGAATATATCTTTTCTTTGCTGTCCATATACCTTTATCTGCAATTACTTCTCTTCCCATCTGCATCTTTTGTGCATATGAATTTATATACAAATGGAGAGCTTGATAACTACGATTAATAAAAGGTTCAATTTTATCAATACTGATCGTGTCTAAGAAGGCAACAATTTTTGTAGCATCTGTTTCATCTGGTAATACAGAACTAACTAATTTATCAAACGTGATATATACACTATCAGTATCTACCGCAATGACATAATCAATATCCTTTGTTTTTAACAATTTATTAATATACTTGTTTATTGCCTTTTCAATCCATCGAATTGACAATTGACCCGACATTGTAATCGCTTCAGCCAAATCTGGTGAATAATAAAGAAAATATTTATTTGCACAAGCTCCATAAGCACTATTTAATAATATCTTTTTCGACATCTGAATATTATTAAATGTAGATATATTATTAATTACTTTCTGTTTATCTTTATAATCTCCGTTTTCTAATTTTTGTTCCTCCTTCAACATCTTCTTTTTATAAACTACTCTATCACTATACATCTTATGCATCAACTGTGGAAGAAATCCTTGTGATTTTCTTGTAAAATGTGTACCGTTTGGTGTAACTGTTAAATCTTTCTCTTTAAGATAATCAGTATTAAGTTTTTGTTCCAACAATCCATCTACACCAATATGTTTTGAATCTGCACACACAACTCCTTTGTATAAAGTTTCTGGACTTATATTATATTGTTGAATAAGATGAGGATATAGAGAATTAAGATCAAAACTTACTACCCACTTATGTAATCCAATATGTGGTTCTTTAACAAAACCACCTTCAATAGTTCTGGGTATACTTTCTTCAGATTTTGCAGGAGTAGCTATTTTTTGTTTTTTAAGAAATCTATAAATAATACTTTCCCATGTCTTAACAGGAGAAAATACATCTTCATAATTAATACCTGAATCATAAGCCATTGTAATAACTAAATCTAATAGTTTCATTTTATCATCAAGTTTTTTCACAATTTCTACATCACGAATATTATAACTAATGAACCTCTGATAATCAGTTTTGTACAATTCATACCCTGGTACTTCATCTTGATCTTTTCTTAAACCCAATTCAACTTTACCAATATAATCTAACCGATACGATTCTCTAATTTTATAAGTATATTTTTTATATAAATCAATATAGTCTAAAACTGAAATACCTGTAATTGAATAAGTTTGATTTTCTTGTCCTGCTATTCTCACATTTCTTTCATATATATTTTTAACAGGTGATAAAAGTTTAGATTCAAGACCAAGACTTGCTAATCTATTAATAATATAAGGAATATCAAAAAACTTAACATTCCATCCTGTAATGATATCTGGTATATTACCTTTCCACCAATCTAAAAACAACTCCATCATTTCACGTTCATTATCACTTTTTAAATAAGTTATAGATTTATCTGCTTGATCAGGAATATAATCTCCTGTACCAAAGGCATAATATTTGTCTTCAATATTATCATAAACCGTAAGTGAAGTTATAGCAGAATTTGCTGTCCGAATATCAGGAAACCCATTATCAATAGATGTTTCAATATCAATATTGAATATTTTTATATGTGAAGTGTCCCATTTGAGATTAGTATATGTTTCGGTTATATATTGTGAAACATAATTACGACTACCAAGAATAGAATAATTAACAGTCCCATCATAAGAATCAACAAACTCTCTACATTCTTTAATAGAACTGAAAGTATGTGATCCTAATGGCTTATTATTTAAACTTCGATAGTCTGCTTTGTCTTCCGGAGCTGGAAGATATAAGGTTGGTTTGAAATTGGTATAACCGGCATAACGATTACCTTTGGCATCTAATTCGCGAGTGTAAATCCTATTACCGATTCTAGCAACATAAGTGTAAAATTTCATATAACCTCTATTTCACGGGAATCATTATTAACATTATATATTATAACAAAAAAGGTCCAACAAAACAAGGAACTACTACGGTACTACAATACCACTACCAAAGGCTTTACTATATTCATTAGCAATCACTTTACTTGGAGTTGCTACAATTAAAACCTGTTCTTCCTTTAAGGTAAAGTCTTTATCTTCAGCATATGGCATCCACGGACTAAAAGCTATCTTTTCATTATTTACAGGAATCATTACTACTGGATTTGACATTTTATGTGTTTTCTCATCATACTCTCCAATTAATTCCTCACCACTCACCAACTTTACTATTTTTATATTCACAGGATCATACTCCTTTAAATCTAAATTATTCATAATTAAATCACTTGCTATATTACCACCTGCACTAAATGCAAACCCTTCTAAACCTGTACAACTACTTAAAAATAAAAATAATAGTATTACATATTTATTTAAATACGTCATCTTTAATTTCTGTAGTAATTCTCTCCTTATTAGTCTCATTGGTTGTTCTTATACCTACATTACCAATACTATATTTTGCTTGTAAATCCCATTCAGACTTTTCCCCAAATGGTAAAATTTTCATCTGTCTAATTGATACTGTTGGTTGTGCTTTTTCAGGATGAATTAACTCAACTAAATCCCATTCATGCAAAAGATTTACAACTGTATTTCTTCGCTCAATATCATTCTCTGAAATGTTTGTTGGCTTACCATCAAGAGCAAATAGTTCTTTAAAATGAACAATATAATATTTACCTTGTTTGTGTAAGATGTGGCAAGATTGATATAGCTTTTTTTCTCTTCTTGAAGCTATTCCAATTCGTGTGAGGGTTTCTTTAACTTTTAAAAAATCGTCATCTTCTTTTAATCTCACCTCAATCATATCTTCTATTACCCACTTAATAATATCAGTCATTGTCCTAATCCTCCCAATTCAATTAATTTATAAAATCATCATATATATTTATAATATTAGGACATACCACCTTTATTCATCTTGCTTTTGATATATTCTATGTCACCATCATTAAGAACTGATAATGCTACTTCAGCTTTAGAATTACTATATTTAAAACACTCTTTAATCAATTCCATATTTTCAAGTTTCTTTCCCTTCACCCAAAACTTTTTTGGTCGTTTTTTCTTTGGTATAATATTATGAAGAAAGTCATAATGTAATTTCTTATCAACATCAGGATATCTATTTATCTCATTGATAATATGAATTAAATCTGGCTGATAAGAAATTGAACGATTAATAAGAAATTCTTTGTAATCTTTTCGTTGTTCAATATCTTCATCATACCCCTCTTTTACCATCAAGTCATTCGCATATTCAAAAGGATTCATTCATCATCCTCTTTTATTGGAGGTGAAATATCTGCTTGATATTCTTTAAAATGTGCTTTCAATGATTTATCCTTTGTTGCCCATTGTATATTCTTTAAATAAGCCAAAGGATGTTGTTTTTTGATCTTCATCTTTATTTCCTTAAGTGGCTTTTTAGATTGATTCCTAGTTGGTCCCTTACCAGTAAGGCGTGATTTATGTTTTCTAAGAAAATCTTCTTCCATTTGATAAAACTCACCAAGATCACCAGCTTCTTCTTTCTTCTTTTTATCCCTTATATCTTTTATATTGTCCTTCGTAACGTCATCGAGATTTTCCCACTTCTTCATTAGAACAGCATTTAAATTATGAAAAATACGATTATATAAATCTTCATTTTCTAATGAAGCAGCTAATGCTAAAACAAGAGAAAATGTTTTATTTAAGTCTTCTATATCTCCAAGATATTCACTATCATTATCTGGATTTAACTCCGTACTGATTAATTCAATTCCTCCATTAGCATGAACAACTAATGCACTATCATCCTTTGCTAATCTAATAATTAAATTACCATCTTCATCTTTCAACGGACCTTCTTCTTTATCGTCTTTCATTTTACTATCCTCCCTTATCATGTATTTATAACATTTCTTCATGTTAAATCCCGTCAAGGACACCTACACCACTTACGCTATCAATTATAGTAGACTTCATCTCATTTTTAATATGAGTATCTAAAAACCTTACATTTAACTCACCTATCCAATCCTTTTTAGGATTTGCAAATACTCTATCTAAAAAAAGAAGATTATCTGATATCTTTTTAGGAAAGAACTCTTGAAAAACTTCTGGTATACCACAATTCAATACACGTTGAACATTTTCAAGATATTCTAACTGAAGGTATAAATTATGAAAACCTATTGTAGTATTATATTTTTTAAACACAATCGTTTCTTCTAATTTTTTAGTTTCTTTATTTTCTTTCATTTCATAATAATTAAAGAAACCATAAACATCTTTAATATCAGTACATATAGGACAAGAGCACGGAAGTTTAAAATCTTTACTCATTTTTTTGTAATCAAAACTACTTGACCAACTCATAGACTCCATACCACTACCGACAACATACTTAGGACGTAACATATAATTGCCATATACACATCCTCTATTCCATGCTGTCGAATCATATGTAATCTGAACATCAATGTTCATTTTATTCAATAACAGTTGAAGATATTGAAAATATACCATACTCTCATTAGAAGTAACACCAAATATATGGAACCATTTACACTCTTCTCTGGCAAACTCACCATTCTCCATCAAAACTAACATAGCAGGAACAATACGACCTAGGTTACCTCTTGTGCCGCCTAGTCCCCATCCTTCAAATTTATATTTTGAAATGTGTTTATACCAATTTTGCATTTCACTAATCTTACGACCTTGAAGTACATTTAAAATAGCAGCCTTACTATTAGTTCTGTTTTCGTGATAATACTTAGCAGAATTAACAGATAAATCTAAACACTCTTGATAATCTTTATAAGGTGATACAGGTTTACCATCTCGCATCATACCAAGAGAAAATGTTGGTCTATCGAGAATTGGAAATATATCACCATTCTTTTCACTCCATTCTAGTGCTACCTTATCAGTATATGTTTTATGATTTACTGTTTGTTGTGCTAATTGATATCCTCCACTATCAATAAAGACTGTTGCCTTTTCTGCATTAATCTTAGTTCTCAAATCATCACGTTTATATTGAACTCCTGCAGATACTAACATATACTTTGCTGCTTCAAAATCTTTACCATTATAATATGAATCAAAATCATCATTATAAATTCTCAAAGATTTCTTTTTATCAAAATCAGGTTGATAAACTTCTCTGATATGTTTGTCATCTTTTTCAAAAAAAGTCATTAGACCATCACTATAAGCTGGAATATAAATTGCGTCTTTCATATATTATTTCATCCCTTTCATTGTTTTGAGTAATGAAAATAATTCCATTCTCAAAGAATCATCATCCCTTAATATTCCCCTGACTACTGAAGTCAACATATCACTTTCATGCTCTTTGACACCTCTTGCTGTCATACAAAAATGTTCTGCTTTAATAATAACAGCTACACCTTTTGCTTCTGTTTCCTTCTCAATCATATCTGCAATCTGTTCCGTCATTTCCTCTTGTATCTGAGGTCTTGAAACTATCCAATCCACCATACGATTAAATTTTGAAAGACCTATTACTTTTTCTCCTGGAAATATACCAATATAACATTTACCCTTGATTGCTTGAAAATGATGAGCACACGTTGAATTAATACTAATAGGACCTGTCATGTATAATTGATCATATTGTTTTGCATTTGGAAATGCAGTAACTTCAGGTGGAGGAAAATATCTACCACGAAAAATCTCATTGACAAACATTTTAGCTACACGTTTTGCAGTATCTTTTGTATTGTGATCATCATTAATATTAATAGCTAGAGCTTTTAAAACATCCTGAAAAGCTTCTGCAACTTCACATTCAATAAATTTCACATCACCTGGTTGAAGATACTCATATATAGTATCATTTGCAAAATGTTTATGATTAGCTACAATTAATCTATTACGCAACTCATCACTAAATTTAGTATCCATCATCACATACTCCCTTTGTATATCGCACTATTAGCATTATGTTCAAAACATTCAACACTACTCAATCTCACTCTATCCTTTGTATCTGATTTAATAATACCCGATACATAATTAAATACCTGCTCTGCAAACTTTTCACAACCAACACCATCTGAAAAAACGACAATTCTTGCTAAATCTAATTTATCTAATTCATAAAATCTTACAATATCAGGATCATTCTTATCTACAGCTAATGTATGGTCAAATGTATCTTCAAGATATTCTTTAATCCACCCACAGTCACCAAAATCATAAACCCAATTTCGTTCATCAAGTTCTTTAGCTTCAAAGACAAAACGAAAACCCAGACTATAACCATGAAGTAAATTACAATGACTGTCTGCTTTCCATTGCCTAAAACAACAACTCAATCCCCTTTCATTACCATATGTTTTTGTACTCTGATACATCACATTCCTCCTTTAACTCTTTCCCACGGATACACAATCCATCTATACAGTTGTTCATGCAAATAATGTACTTTATCCTCATTTTTATTACCAAATAATGCTGTTAAACTGTAATTCGGATTATTATGAAATTCTGGTAATTCTTTAATAGCTCTAAAGGTTGTACCTGTATCATATACATCGTCAACCACAATCATCATTGGAAAGAAAGCAGGTTTATCTCTAATACTTTTATCACCTGTTAAATTTAAAAGCCATTCTGCCTTTTTATCATTACCATCCATATGTTGAAATTTAATAATACTCATAGGACAATCTAATAAATTACTTAAATGAGTAGCAATCGGTAACGAACCACGATAAACACCTACGATATGTGGATTAACTACATTAACATATCTATTATATATTACACCCATATCATTGTAATACTCATCATAATAATAATTATATTTTGCTTTAGAAGTCATAGTACCGTTTTATGTGTGAGGTTCATCATTTTTGCCATGGCAACCATTTGCTGTGACAACATTTTCACTTCCGAAGATTGACTATTTTTTTGCATTGTATCATTCATATTAACAATATCATTCAATAATACTCTTACCTCTGACCTGTCTTGTAACCACACTTCATACGTTTTAGGTGTATTAAAAAATGGATTACCACCAAGTTGTTTTGATTCTGTAAAATACATACAAAAAGATTGAATAACTTTTCTTATAAGTTCTGATCTTCCTAATTTTAAATCTTTTGCTGCTTTATCTAACGCATTAAGAGTATCACTATCTATTCTAGTATGACCTTTTCTGTTATCTTTTTTACCATCATTAACCATAATAGACTTATTATTTACTACATCATTTTGTGGTATACCACGAAGACCGTTCTTACCTCGTTTTTCTCGTCCCACTCGTTTGTCTTGACTCATATCATGTACCCCATGTATTACCAAATAACTGTATATGTAATCTTGGACTAAACTTATAACCATACTTCAATGCTAAATGTGCTACTATATTTTCCGTATCACTACCATGACCTTTAATCACACCCGGACGTGGTACATCACCCGTTTCAGGCATTATATAAATTGCATCTATTTCAACTCCTGCATTATTATATATCTTGACTGCTTCCTCAACCTCTTTCATATTTTCTTCATCCCTTACTACAAATTTAAGATACAAATAAGAATGTGGCCATCTATTATATGATAAAAGTGCTTCTGGTACAATTGCATCTTCCCACTTTTCACCACTATTAGAAAGTTTAGGTGATACAGACCAAGTGACACCAGAGTTTTTATTAACACCAAACTTTCTAATATATTCTGGATAATTTGCAACTGGTGATGGTGCTGTTGTAGAATCTTTAGTAGGTTCAAAAACTTGAGTACCATTAGTTTCAAATGTAACGAACCTTGTTTTTAGTTCTGGACTAGTAATCAACTCTTTCAGTGCTGGTTGAAACCCTTTTAACAAAGGTTCACCTCCTGTAATAACTAAGTGAACACCATCATTCTGTTTTAAACATTCAGAAACGCCACCCGACATAGTAGCAAGGTGTTTTTGACCATACCAATCTGTAAGCCCATCCATCTTTTCAATGATAGTATCAATATCATCATTTTCAGCTAAATGTCCCCATTTCTTTCCCCAACTAAATGAACTATCACAACCAACATGTGGAGTTGGTAAATCATTTAATGTTTCTGCATATGGATGATTTTGATTATGTGGCATTTGTTCTGAATCTAGCCATTTTGATTTATCTTTATCTTGACCAAAACCAGGACACTCAAAATTACAACCAAACAAACGAAGGAATACAGATGGTACACCAACATACCTTCCTTCTCCTTGTAATGAATAAAACATTTCACTATATTTCAATTTATTCATACACTCACTAACTCCATTCGGTCAAACAGATTAAATTTTGGTTTAGGTAACACCTTTGGTGTACCTTTACCATACATATCTCTACTCTCATATATAGCCGCAATACACTCATCATCAGTTTTATATGCATGTTCTGCAAATGAAAGCATGAACCTGATTTGTTTTTCGTATTGTGGTAAATACCTAACCATTTGTGTTTTTACAGAATGACAATTGAAACACAAATCTTGTAGATTTTTAACCCATAAATGAGAATTACCACTCTTAGGATCATGATCATGATGTTCATCTTTATGATCCACAGTTAAGGAACATAATCTTAATTCTTTAGGTATATGTTTAATACCTTTACATTTAAACCCTAATCTTCCATCTACATTAGAACATTCCTCACCGCGATATTTTAAATAACCACCAAAGTGTTCATTCATTTTTTTATGATGTGCCCAACAAACACAACAACTTTCGTCCGTATGAAGTCCTAAATCTCGATGAGCTCTATATAATGGATTATTAGCAGATCTGGTATTTTGTGCAGGATTATGGCAATCAGACTCACAACATTCTGTCCTTACCGACTTATTTCTTTCACGACCACATTTACATTTAATCATAATATAGTTACTCAATTAATTATACATAAGAACATTATAACAAAAACAAATTACAAATACAAGGAAGAACTAGATAAACTCACACTCCATCATTAATTCAGTTAAACAAGCAACCATATTCACTTCTTGGTCTGCAACGAAAGCTGCTTTATAAGAATAATCTGCTATTAACAGAACCGCTTGTGGAATACTTTGTTTCATAAATCTATTATTTAACGTGTCATAGATTTGACGATACAATCTCACATGGTCATTATCAATGTTTTGTGCTACCCATTTCCTCATTACAGCAAAGTTTTTTCCTTTTAGTGCTACAAACAATTCGGTAAAATTCTCATCAGATGATTGTTTAAGAATACCATCATCAATAATACCATTTAAAGAATACTTTTGTAACTCATTAATAACTCTACGAAAATCAGGAAAAAACTTTAATACTAAATTTGCTAAAATCTTTTCTTCATATTTTACTCCTTCTTTTTCTAAGATTTTTACAACCATATCCATCATTTCTCTACCGAGAAGTGGTTTATCATTTTTATTAATTGTAAAATCAACAACCGAACACCTAGAATGTAATGCAGGAATAATTCGATTCTTGAAATTACAAGTAAATATAAAACGACAATTCTTAGAAAATTCTTCTATCACTCCTCGTAAAGCTGGTTGAACTGAATCCTTATTCATATAATCAGCTTCATCAATAATAATAACCTTCTTCCCACCTGAAAGACTTACAGTGCTGGCATAATTGACAACGGTTGTTCTCAAGGTATCTATCATTCGACCTTCATCACTTCCATTAATCATCAACCAATCACATTGTAATTGATTACATAATGCCTTAGCTACTGTTGTTTTTCCTATCCCGGGACTACCAGTGAGAAGAAGGTTAGGAATTTCACCACTATTAACAATACTTTGAAATGTAGTTTTAATTTCCTTTGGTAAAACACACTCTTCAATTTTATTTGGTCGGTACTTCTCTACCCATAATGTATTATTCATTTTTATTCACCATAATCCGAATCAGGTTCCAATGCAATCCAATATTCTAAATCTAACTTCTCATTCTTAAAATGTGCAATACCCTTTGATGAAAGAGAAACATCATAATCACCAGGAATGATTTTAAGATTTTCTTTCTTCAATAAAACATTAAATTTCGTATCAGTTTGTCCTACCTTTACCGAAATTTCATTAGAAGTATCATTCTTTTTATTTGCTGCACATAAATAAATACTCTTAGATTTATCACATCCCTTTAAATAAAGATCATGTAGTTGAAGAATAGTTGTTTTTTTATCTATCATCCTAAACACATCTTCTTTAATATTCACCTTAATACTATAATCGGTTACTGTAATATCTTTTTCTGGTGAAACAATATAATCTGTGTTT